CAATAATAAATGGGGCAAGTATTACCATAACAAACAGTGGAAGCTATTAAGAGAATGGCAGATTACGAATTACCCATTATGTCATGACTGTGCATTAAATGGCAGGTCAGTTCCTGCAGAAGAAGTACATCATATCAAGCCGTTTTCAGAAGGAGCAACTGAAGAAGAAAAATTACAGTTATTATTAGATCCCGACAATGTTGTTTCTCTTTGTAGAGAATGCCACGACAAAAGACATGGAAAATTGAAAAACAGAACATAATTTACTATATTTATATTGTATCGAGAGATACTATACTCATCTTGTAATAAACAATATGATTGTTAATTTGTAATGAGACGCCTGTAAGCGAACAGGTCTGCAAATTGTTTTTCACTCACTGATTGTATAAATTTGATTCATAAATTATGATATATATTTTTTATTAGCAGCGTAAGGTCTCATTTTTTAGAAAATCCGATATAACTATATACGAGTGTTATGCCACACCCCAAAAGGCAGATGAACGTGTTAAGATAGATTTCTTCATTGTTAGAAAAGAATATGTTTATTTCTTATAGACATTTTTGATGTTAAAAGAAAAAATGTTTATTATTAACTAAATAAACTACTATACAATGATATTAATGACAAAATTTATAGAGATAAAAGCAAGAAACATAAAGAAAGCCCACGACAAAAAGTATTGTTTTGAGACATATGAATCGATATTATCAAGTATATTTGACTTCGACTGTGTATCTAATTTGAAATTTGATAAAGACCAAGATGGGTTCAATATACGATGTACACTAAAAGTCTGTAAGTCAGCTGATATGCTTTGGATATTGATAAAGGAATTTATGTCCTGTATAAAACAAACTGAAGAACAAGTAGAATTAGAAATATCGGAAAGGGAACAAGATGGTATTGGTGTTACATACAAATTATATGCTTATACACCATTAGTACATCAAATTGAAAAGTAGATCGTTCATCCATTATTAGTTATAATTTTTTTCATGGGCTGACATCCCAAACTGTCAATCTGTCATATTTATATTTATTACATATATTTATATCTTCTTTTGTTTGGGCTACTCAGTTGAGTAGCCTTTTTTGTTCTATTTTAATATAAATATACTTAAATCTATAATGAATTATTTCAACCCATTTAAGACTTACAACAAATATGCACAAGACGTAGTAGAAGGAAGAATAATTGCTTGCGAGTCAATCAAGTTAGCTTGTAAAAGGTACATATCATGGTTTGATAGAGATGACATTGAATTTGACTATGATGATGTAGACAAGAAAATTGATTTAGTACGAAAGATGAAACACTCAACAGGTATTCATGCACGTACTAATTTTGAGTTGTTGCCTTGGCAGCAGTTTGCATATGCAGGAATATTCGGTTGGAAATGGAAAGATAGTGGTTATAGAGTTACCAAGAAAGCATTATTGTTTGTTGCACGTAAGAATGGTAAGACTGCATTAGCTGCGTCATTAGCTTTATGTTGTGCAATTGCCGACAAAGAAAATGGCGCAGAAGTCGATATTGTAGCAAACAATGCAAAGCAAGCAGAAATCTGCTATGAGCAGACAAAGAACTATGCAGAGTCAATAGATCCAAAAGGCAAGTTGTTCAAGAGGTTTAGACGAGACATTAAGATACCTATCACAAAGTCTGTAATACAAGTCCATTCATCTGATAGTATGGGGTTGGACGGTTGGAATACGTCAACTGCTATCATTGATGAATTTCACGCAGCAAAAGACTGGGGATTATATAATGTTCTTATATCTTCAATGGGTATGCGTACACAACCTTTGATGCTGATTATAACAACAGCAGGTTTCTTAGTTGGTGAGACATATCCATGCTATTCTATGTACAGTACTTGTAAGCAAATATTGAATAATATAAAAGAAGATGATACAATGTTCAGCTTATTGTATGAACTCGATGAAGATGATGACTGGCAAGATGAATCAAATTGGATAAAATGCTCTCCAAGTTTAGGTCAGACAGTCAGATATGAGTACATGAGAGAACAGATACAAGATGCAGTAAACAATACATCATTAGAGGTAGGTGTAAGAACAAAGAATCTTAATCAGTTTATGCAGTCTTCTAATATTTGGATCTCCCGTGATTATATACAGAAGAACATGCAAGAAGTAAATCTTGAAGAATATAGAGACGAAATTGCATTTGGTGGTTGTGACCTCTCTGTGGTATGCGACCTCACAGCTCATTCTGTATGTATACCACCTAATCCAGATCGTCCTGTAAATCCTGACAAGTTCATATTCAAGACATGGCTGTATATTCCTGAAGAAGCAATAGAGAATTCATCAAATAAGGAATATTACAAAGAATGGATAAGAAGAGGATGGGCAATTAAGACGGCAGGAAATGTTGTTGACTATGAGCATATATTGAAAGACCAATTAGAAGTTTCTCGCACAATTTCTTTCGTTGATTACGGATATGACCAATATAATGCATCAAGTTGGGCTATTACTGCTGAACAAAGTGGACTTCCATTGTGTATTTATGGGCAGTCAATAGGACATTTCAATGGTCCAACTAAGTTCTTTGAGATGCTGGTTCGTTCTGGAAAGTGCATAATTGACACAAATCCAGCAGTAGATTGGTGCTTTGGTAACGTAGAATTGATGATAGATCATAACGAAAACACAAAACCAGCAAAGGCAAATGGTGACAAAAATGCCAAAATCGACCCAGTAATTTCTATGCTAGAAGCATTAGGTTGTTATTTGAATAGTAGATATTACAGCCCAGAAGCATGGGTTTTATCTTAATACTATATTATTAAAAATATATAACTACATATTATGTGGCCATGGAAAAAAAGAGAAATTAGAGAAGTCGAACAACCACATAGAGAAGAGCCAACAGATGCATGTGCTATCGCTAATGAAGGTATCGGATTATTGCAGAAGTTGCTTAATCTTAAAGGATATGGTGCATTATCACAAAGCCCATTCTTTGCAGCAATCAACTTAATCAGTTCTTCAGTCGGTCAAATGCACTGGGAGGTCAAGACAAAGAATCAGGATGAAGATGTACCACCATTCTTCTATGCTGACAAGGTGTTCGATGATTGTCTTTTGACACAGTTTATGCTTGTCAAGAACTTAATTAAAGATGTATTGCTTTATGGTAACGGTTTCGCATATATTCATCGTGACAATAAGGGTGTACCTATGTCATTAGAGTATTTGCCATTTGGAGACTGCAACATCATATACAACAAAGCAAACAACACACTATTCTATCAAGTCCCTAAGTTGACTAAATCATTAGTTGAGCCTATCAATATCATTCATGTCGTAATGCATTCAGCTAATGGTATAGAAGGAAAATCTATATTGTCATTTGCAACCAATACTGTTAAGTTGGCAGGTAATGCAGAAAAAGCAGCATCTGACTTCTTCGGTGGTGGTATGACTGTACATGGAATATTGTCAACTGAATCTCCACGTCTTACAAAAGACCAAAGAGAATCAATACGTACAGCATGGAATGAATCACAGATAGGACAAGGAACAGGTATAGCTGTTTTAGAATCAGGAATGAAATACCAACAAATCTCTTCAAACTCAAAGGATGCGCAGTTACTTGAATCTCGTCTTTTCAATATTCAAGAAGTTGCACGTTGGTTCAATATTTCTCCTGTACTTTTAGGTGATTTGTCAAAGACAAGTTACAATAACTTGGAGCAAGCACAATTACAGTTCGTTACTAATACATTAGCACCTTATGTATTGATGCTTGAACAAGAGATTAACCGTAAATTGATACTTCCAAAAGACAAAAACAAATATTATATTGATGTTGTAGAGGAAGACATCATCAAACAGGATAAACAATCTCAGGTTAACTATTTGTCTACATTAGTTGATAAAGGAATTATTACTCGTAATGAAGCACGTAAGCAATTAGGATATAGCCCAGTTGAAGGTGGCGATGAATTAATGATTTCTTATTCAGATCCTAACCAAAACAAGATAAATCCTGATAATAAAGAGAAAAATACAGAAGAACAAGAAAATGAAGAAGAATAATCTTGAAATTAGAAATATTACTACTGAAATACGTAGTACAGAAGAAAATTCTCGTAAGATTTCTGGTTTAGCTATTCCTGCTGAGTCTCGTTCTGAATTGTTATATGGAGAATTTTATGAAACTATCTCCAAAGATGCATTAACAGAAGACTTAATTAATAGTCATGATGTAAAATTGTATTTGAATCATGACAGTTCACAGGGTACATTTGCAAGATCTAAGTTCGGTAAGGGTTCTTTACATCTATTTGTCACTGATAGAGGTATTGAATTTGAAACTGAACTTCCAAATACTGCATTTGGTGATATGCTTTTAGAAGGAATCCGTAGAGGTGATTTTGATGCGTTAAGTTTTGCTTTTGCACCAGAAGATGAAGAATGGAAAGACAATGGTGATGGTACTTATGACCGTACTATTCGTTCAATTGCATTCTTAGATGAAATTTCTATTCTTAGTTGTGCTCCTGCTTATGAAGCAACTGAAGTTAAGTTACGTTCATTAGAAAATTTCAAAGAAGAGAAACGAGCAGAGAAAGAAGAGCACGACAAAGCAATATTAGAATCTCTTGATGCTAAATTAGCTCAGATAGAAGCAATTAGACAAGAATTTGGTGTCTAAAAAATTACTATATTAATTTAAATTGTAACATTATGCAAGAAATTTGGAAAGTTTATAAAGAAACAAATGGTCGTGGTCAGGGACGTCGTATATATGAAGTTAGTGATAATGGCAATGTACGTATTAATGGTATAAAATATACTTTTAATGAAAAAGACCGCTATTATAGATGTGGATCATTTAGTATACATAGAGCAGTAGCAGAATTATTTGTTTCTAATCCTGATGATAAACCTTGTGTTGATCATATAAATGGAAATAAACATGATAACAGAGCTATTAATTTAAAATGGGTTACATATTCTGAAAATACAAATAATCCAAATACAAAGGCAGAACAATTTAATAAATTAAAAGAAGCCTTTACAAATCCTGATTATAGAAAGAAATTATCTCAAATAAGAAAGGAACAAATGAATAACCCTGTTACAAGATTAAAATGTTCAAATAATGCAAAAGGTAACAAAATTAATATTGGTAGACGTTGGGTTACAAATGGATTAATAAATAAATTTATAAAACCAGAATTAGTTAGTCAATATTTAGAAAACGGCTATCATTTGGGAGTAACTAGATAAATATATAACAAAAATACATGAAAAACTCAGTCGAAATAAAATCACGCATCAACGAAATCACTGAACGTATGAAAGCAATCGTTGAACTTTGCAAGACAGAAGTTCGTGAAATGACTGATGAAGAATCAACTGAATTCAAGGCATTAAGAGAAGAAATCGATGAAAAGAAAGCTGAACTTAAGGCACTTGAAGAGAAATTAGCTCAGTATCAAAGAGAACTTCCTGAAGAAGAGGAAGAACCTGAAAAAGAAGAAAAAAATAACACAAGAAATAAGAAAATGAAAAACACATCTTTAGTTAAAGAAATACGTAACGCAATTAACGAAAACAAGAAATCATTCGTTATCAACGCTGAAAATCGTGTGATGACTGTACAAACACAAGGTACAGGTGAAAGTGCAGTACCTGGCGTACATGATGAAGTTATCGAAACTGAAATACAAGGTATCTTAGAACCACTTTATGCTAATTCAGTATTGAGTCAATTAGGTGCACGTTGGTATACAGGTCTTCCAAAAGGCGACATCCAAGTTCCTGTAATGGGTAAAGGACAAGTTGGATGGGAAGGTGAAATTGACGAAGCTGGTGCAACTGGCAACACATTCACAACTGTTAAGCTTTCTCCAAAGCGTCTTACTGCTTATGTAGATATCTCTAAGCAATTGATTGCACAAGACACAATCGGTGTTGAAGCTGCTATCCGTAGAGATATTGTAAATGCATTGAATGACAAACTTCAAGCAACTGTTCTTGGTGCTGCTGCAGGTGATGCAGAAAAGCCAGCTGGTATCTTCTATGGTGCAACAGAAACAAATGTTGATACATATGCACAACTTTGCACATTTGAAGCAGGTCTTGACGATGCAAACATCAACGGTCAAAAGAAATACTTAATGGGTAACACTGCAAAGGCTACATTCCGTTCAATGATTAAGGGTACTAATGCTACAGGCATGGTTCTTGAAGCTAACCAAATTGACGGTACTCCAATGATTAATACTTCAAGTGTTGCTACTAAGAAATTTGCTTATGGTGACTTCAATTACTTAGCACTTGCTTCTTGGGGTGATGTTGAAATCACAGTAGATCCATATACACAAGCAACAAAGGGTTGCATACGTTTAGTTATCAATGCTTACTTTGATGCTAAGATCTTACGTCCTGAAGCATTCAAGTTCGGTAATGTAGATTGAATTGTAAGTTCAGCAGAAATTATAACAGAACCATAAATCATTTGGTTTAGGTTTCGCTCATTATAGATTTTCAATCAACTCGGGGAGTGGAGTAGTAACTCCCTCCCTTTTTTCAAATATAACTTCATTCTATGAACGAAGTGAAATAGAATTATATAAAAAACAATATTAACATGCAGTATTTAACCTTAGAAGAAATAAAGAAACAATGCAATATTGATGCAGACTACGAAGGTGATGACACTTTCTTAGAAATGCTCGGTGATGCTGCAGAAGACATGACAGCGCAATTGCTTGACTGTGACTTGACTGAAATATATGCTGAAAATGGAGAAATGCCTGCAACCATCAGACATGCAATGCGTATTCTTGTAGATTATTTCTATTCAGTAAATAGAGGTAGTTCAAGTGAGTCAATTGACATTCCAAATGCAGTATATACAATGCTCAAATTATATAGAAACTACAGATAATGAACAGCGCATTACTTAAGCATCCAATAGAGTTATATGCTTTACAGACAACAAAGACAGAATATGGTACAATAAAGACTGAATATGTCAAGAAATATGATACGAGATCTCATATAATATTTAATTCTGAGAATCAAGTAATTTCTGAGGGAGAGATATTCTATCCAATAAATCGTACTTTCGTTGTTCGTAGTTATGTTCCTGTTACAGAGTCTGACCGTATCAAATGGGATAATAAGTGGTGGAAAATTCTCTCTATCAACAAGAATGACTATTATGGCAATATTGAAGTCGTAACAACATTAGTAAACGAATGACATGGATGGTATATATTTCAAGATAAGTGGATCATTTAAGGGCAACTTTGATGAAATAGCAAAAGAGATGCCCAATATAGAAAAACGTGCACTCTATCATGCGGCATATTTCTTAAGAGACAAAATAAGACAGTCATTAGTTTCTGCTGTACCTAAAGCAACACAGAAGAATCCAAAGTATAACGATACATTAGTAGATGCAGTAGGTTTCTCTCGTGTCGATGGAGCATCTCTTGTTGTAAATGCAATGGGTACAAGAAAGACAGGTAGTGGTACATACAGAACAAGATTCTTTGAGGAAGGCACTGTAAAACGCTATCAAAAAAAGAGAAATGGCATCAAGCTTAAACGTAAAAAGTATATAGGCTACATTAAGCCAACCAAATTCTTCAAGTCAGCTGTACAAGCAAATAAAGATGCAGCAGTAAAGATGATGGAAGATGTCATTACAGAATATGTAGATACTGCATTCAACAAAAATACAAATTAACCAGCATGGATAATTCATTACTAATATCAAAATACTTTCAGGCTATATTAGAAGAAAATCAAGAAGTAAGAGAAATCTTAGGTAATGACGAACATAAGATATTTCCTTTGCTTCAACCAGATAACTTGACATTTCCTTTCATTGTTCATTCAAGAACAGGAATAACTGTAGAATATACAAAGGATATAGAATATGCACATGTAGGATGGTATAACATTGTTAATTATACTATTTCTTGTGTATCTGATGACTATGTACAATGTGTTGAGTTAGCTAATGCAGTTCGTCATGCAGTTGAGACATATAGATGGAAAGACGAGAATATATACATACATCCAATACAGTTATTGACTGTATCAGAATATACTACAGACAACGATGCGTTTGTAGAAGAAATGCAGTTCCAATGTATGGTAGAATAGAAATTACTATTTTATACTAAATAATAAAGAGAAAAACACAAAAATATCACATAATTAATCATGGCAGGATATAGAAATAACTCAGATATCTTAAAAGGCTCAATGCTTATGTTATTCATAGACGAATATCCAGTAGCATTTGCAACAAGTCATAGTATATCTTTCACAACAAATACAACTGAAGTTAGCACCAAAGATCATGGACTTTTTCCAAGTTTGGTAGTAAATTCACAAACATGGGAAGTATCAGCAGAAAATCTTGCATCAGCAGATTCTATCAACCAATTGTTCACTGTATTAGAAAATACAAAGAGCGGTAAAACTGTAACACTTAAGTTTGCTAAACCAAGCAATTGGGATGATAAGGGTATTGTTGGTAAAGAAGGTGCAGGTGAAATTTGGGGAGCTGGTGATATTATTGCACAAGGTGAAGCTTATTTGACATCATTACAATTGAATGCTCCTTCTGGAGATAATGCAACTATCAGTGCAACATTTACAGGTGTTGGTGCATTTACATTAGATAAAGCAGGTGCAACTATTTCAGGTGCTACAGGTCCAGTTGGTCCTACAGGATTTACAGGTCCTACAGGAGTAACAGGTGACACAGACGCATAATAAATGTAAAATAATTTAATATCTTCATCATAGGAACTATATTAATTAAAAAATAATCACTATGATGAAGATATATTATATTTATAAAATTACTTGTTTGTGTGGAAAAAGCTTTAAAGGTTCTTATTATTACGGAAAACATGAAACAACAAAATTAGACGACAATTATTTCTGCAGTGGTCGTAAGATTAATGATTACATCAAGAAATATGGAAGAGAAGGTTGTCTAAGAGAAATTGTTTGTTATTGTAATTCACGTGAAGAATTAAATCAAAAGGAGTATGAGTTTATACACGAATGTTTAAATGATCCCAAATGTCTGAATATAGCAGAAGGTGGTCATGGTTATCCTTTACAGAATTTGACTGATAAAGAGAAACAAGAGACATTCGACAAAATCTCTAAGTCAAACAAGAAGAGAATACATATTAACAATGGTGTAACATCAAAAATGATACATCCTGAAGAGTTTGATTATTATTTTTCTTTTGGTTGGAAAAAAGGAAGAATAACAGATTATATAGATGAAGATTATCTTCAAAGACAAAAAGATGCACAAACTGGTAAATCTCATACAGAAAAAACTAGGAAGCAGATGTCAGAATCTGCATATAGAGTATGGGCAGAAAGAAAAAAGAAAGTAACTTCTTTCATTTATTCATAATCTTATATATACTTTATTATGGGTAGCTCGTTTGGGCTACCCTTTTTGTGCTATATTAAATAAATATATTTTAGTAAACAGATGACATACAGTAACGCTCGTATAGTACGCGGTAACGACTTTAAGTTACGTGTAATCTTGAAAGCTCCAGGTGTCGAAAATGAAGAACCAACCTGGGAAGATTTTGATATTCACTCTTGTTCTGAAGTCCATGTTGCTTTAATATGTGAAAAAGATAACATTGTAATACCTCTCGAATGGGAAGTAGAAGCAGGCAGTACAAATGTTCTTATTTGTCCTGTTAAGGGTAATTATTTGCATAGTGGAGCAGCATACGGAGTTGAAGTAAAAGGATTAGATGAAAATGGTAATGCATGGAGATGGAAAGCAAAAGGTAGAGAAATGTTTTCTATCGTCGATAACACATCAGCACAGAACATTGATATAATTGCAGAACCTGAATGGGAAATCAATGCATTTGTTGGATTATTAGCAGAAATTGGTCCTAAAGGTCCTACAGGTGACAAAGGACCTACAGGCGATAAAGGACCTACAGGTGACAAGGGACCTACAGGCGACAAAGGACCTACAGGAGAACAAGGTGATAAAGGTTTGACTGGTGATAAAGGACCTACAGGTGACAAAGGACCTACAGGCGATAAAGGCCCAACAGGTGACCAAGGTATTCAAGGTATACAAGGAGATAAAGGTGAAACTGGAGATAAAGGTTTGACTGGTGATAAAGGTTTGACTGGTGATAAAGGACCTACAGGTGACCAAGGTATTCAAGGTATACAAGGAGAAAAAGGTTTGACTGGAGACAAAGGTGAAACTGGTGACAAAGGACCTACAGGTGATAAAGGTCCAACAGGCGACCAAGGAGAAAAAGGTTTGACTGGAGACAAAGGTGAAACTGGCGACAAAGGTCCTACAGGTGATAAAGGTCCAACAGGCGACCAAGGAGAAAAAGGTTTGACTGGAGACAAAGGTGAAACTGGTGATAAGGGCCCAACAGGAGAACGTGGTCCTATATGGTTTAGTGGAATAGAAATGTGGGGAGAAAGTGGAGCAAACCCTAATGTTGAAGGTGCACAAATAAATGACTTTTATCTTAATACAATTTCAGGAGATGTATATCAATGTACAGAGGTATACACATGGGGTGGCACTGAATGGAAGCGAGTGACAAACATAAAAGGCCCTACAGGTAGCAAGGGTGCAACTGGAGATAAAGGTCCTACAGGCGATAAGGGTCCTACAGGTGACAAAGGCCCAACAGGAGAACGTGGTCCATTAGAGCAAGCAGACTGGAATCAAACTGGAACATCTGAACCAAGTTATATTAAGAACAAGCCAGATTTGTCTAACTACTATACAAAGCCACAAGCAGATGATAAGTTCTTAGCTAGATATAGAAAGATTCAATTGTCAACTGGACAATTAGGTTATGGTGAGGATGCTGAAATATGGCATGGTGTAGGCCAATTCTGGACACCAGTCGATTTATATTGGGGATCTTATAAATATAGTGTGACTGGTTATGAATTCCCACAAGCGTATGATTCAGCAAATGATATTTATTATGTCAAGATAAATAATGTACATGCTGGAGATTTTATACGTTTTTCTAGCATGTTTCTTAAAGAAACTCCATCATCAACACCACACATGCTTATCATAGATAATAGTGGTACTACAGTATGGTCAGAAGAGATTCAAATTAACTCACAAGCAAATCCAAGCACAACATATACTGATTATACATTTACAGCTGACTACGACTATATTATAATTGGAACTGACTGTGACAAACCTGTATATGCAGAACACATTGACTTTTTTGTGCAATTAGCTGATAATACAAATTTAGATTTAGTAATACCAACAATACGTCAAGTAGAACAGGCATTAGGTGGAAAAGCAAATTCGGGTGATATTGTTCAATCAGACTGGGCACAGACAAATACAGATGCTAAAGACTATATTAAGAACAAGCCAACTATTCCGGTTCTTCCAAATAACATAGTTACAGCTAACCAAACTTTAAGTGTTGCAGTAGTAAGTTCAATGCCAGCATCTCCAGATCAAAATACATTATATATAGTACAATAATATGAACGGATTTAATTTCTCAGACGCAACAGATATAAAATTAGGGGGCAGTACAATTACTGCTCTCTATTATGGTTCAACTAAGCTTTGGCCACTTGGTATTGATTATTCACAAGAATATCTTACTATTGAATCTTTAGCAGATAATAATACAATTAAGTTTACTAAACCTTCATCATCCACTGAAGCAAAAACTATATATTGGTCAAGTGATAAGACAATATGGAATAGTGTATCGTCAGCAGACGCAGATACTACTCTTAAGACATTAAGTAATAATGAGAAAATTTATATAAAAGGTAGTAATAATACTTATGCACCAAGCACATCAGCATATAATTATTTTAGTTCAAATGCTGAATTTAATATTTCTGGAAATATAATGTCATTAATATATGGAGACAATTTTATAGGGCAGACTACATTACCGTCAGATTCTTACATTTTTTATGATATATTTGTTAACTCAAAAGTAGTTGATGCGTCTAATCTTATATTGCCTGCTACTACATTACAGCCTAACTGTTATATGAGTATGTTCTCTGGATGTACTAGTTTGACTGCTGCACCAAAATTGCCTGCTACTACATTACAGCCTAACTGTTATGGATCTATGTTTAGTGGCTGTACATCATTGACTGCTGCACCAAAATTGCCTGCTACTACATTAGCAAATCAGTGTTATTACTATATGTTCTATGGTTGTACTAGTCTTACAACTGCCCCAGAATTGCCTGCTACTACAGTAGCAAATAGTTGTTATGGATATATGTTCCGAGGTTGTACTAGTCTTACAACTGCCCCAGAATTGCCTGCTACTACATTAGCAAATCAGTGTTATTATGAAATGTTCTATGATTGTACATCATTGACTGCTGCACCACAATTGCCTGCTACTACATTAGCAAATCAGTGTTATAGACAAATGTTCTATGGTTGTATGTCGCTCAATTATATTAAATGTCTTGCTACTGATATATCTGCTTCAAGATGTCTGAGTAAGTGGGTATCATATGTTGCATCAACTGGTACTTTTGTAAAGTCATCATCGATGACATCGTTCCCAGAAGGTGCAAGCGGAATACCTTCAGGATGGACAGTTGTAAATGTATAAACTATTTTAATAAAAACAAAATATTAAATTATGCCAAGTATAGCTTATTTAGATTTGAAGTATGACAAGTCTTATTTTACAAACAAAATATACAACAATGCTATTACACTTACTGCATTAGTTAATGATTGTCAGATTGGTTTCTACTGTCCAACATCAGGTACATATTATATCGATCTTTCAATTTCATATGATAATGGAATGACATGGACAGACATACATTTATCAAGTGGTTCAGGATTCTATTATCCAGACCCAATAGATGCAGGCAATACAATAATGGTTGTAGGCCGTGAAAATCATCATAATTATGGATGCAATGGTTTACATATTTTTTCTGAAGAAGACAATTATTTTAATGTATCAGGTAATTTAACATCATTATTAGACACAGATTTTGCATTAGTAGAACGAGAATGGCCAATAGTTAAAGGTATGATGTCTAATTGTTTCCAAAATTTATTTGCATCATTTAATGTTTCTAATACAACATATAAATCATATGTTAAAGATGCATCCGATTTAGTGTTTACTAATTTAGATCCAACATCATATTTTTATGCAGGTATGTTTAGTGGTTGTACATCATTAGAAAAAGCACCAAAAACATTATCAACAAAGATTAATTCTACTTCATGTTGTAATGGTATGTTTAATGGTTGTACATCATTGACTACTGCTCCAGAATTGCCTGCTACTACATTGGCACTTGCTTGTTATGGACAAATGTTCTCTGGATGTACTAGTTTGACTACTGCTCCAGAATTGCCTGCTACTACATTGGCACTTGCTTGTTATGAATATATGTTTAATGGTTGTACATCATTATCTGTTATTCCAAGATTGCCTGCTACTACATTGGCACAGAACTGTTATACTGGCATGTTTCAAGATTGTACTAGTCTTACAACTGCTCCAGAATTGCCTGCTATTACATTACAGCCTAACTGTTATAGAGAGATGTTCAAAGGCTGTACATCACTGACTACAGCTCCACAATTGCCTGCTACAGAATTAAGATCAGGATGTTATATAGAAATGTTTAATGGTTGTACTTCATTGAATTATATAAAGATATTAGCTACATCATGGCCATCAAGTTCATATTTAGAAGATCATATTACTGACTGGGTAGCAGATGTTGCTCCTACAGGTATATTTGTAAAAGATACAAATACAACATATGAAATAGATAGTGATAGTGGTGTTCCTACTGGTTGGACTGTTTATGATATAGGAGAATATATACCACAGTCATATACAGTAACTATTACTGTAGATCCTAATGGTAGTGGTACAGTTTCAGGTGCAGGAACATATCAAGAAGGTAGTAGTGTAGCGTTAATTGCAACTCCAGAAACTGGATATAGATTTGTTGGTTGGTATGATCATTATGGAACAGTTTCTACTAATACAATGTATATATTTACTATTAATCGTCATGAGGAATTCCTTGCACAGTTTGCAGAAATAGACTATTATACTGTTATATTATCGCAAGATCCATCAATTGGTGCTACATTAACAGGTGCAGGTACATATGCAGATGGTTCTACAGTTACAATAACAGCATCTAATGTAGAAGAATATAATTTCATTGGTTGGTATAATAACGGTAATTTAATTTCAAGCAATTCAACATATACATTTACAATTGATGATGATATATCACTTGTTGCTGTATATGGAGAGTCTATTGGTTATAATCATACATATTTTACAATCGAAACATTAGAAGATGGTGGTAAGTTCAGATTAGACTTTTCAAATCTTAAAGCTGGTAGTTCAATACAAGTAAAATACAATAATAGTCAGTGGTATACAATAACAACATCAACTGACGATTCTTCATATTCTCAGAGTTTCAAAGATTTAATGGTACAATTGACTGGTAATAATGATGGTATAGTTAATACAGGAGATAGATTAAGTTTAAGAAGATTTAATAGAACTGGATATACTACTACAAGTGTCATTCCTTGTATTAAAGTACATGCAAATGTACGATATATTGCTTATGGTAATATTGCATCAATTTATCAATCACATGATGATATATCTAAAATGACTGATGAATATTATGCTGGTATCAATTTAACAACAATGAATACAGATGAAACATACCATGGTATGTTTGCGTCTGGTGATGTAGAAGAACAAAAATTAGTTGATGCAAGCAATTTAGTTTTGCCATTTACAACATTAGCAGATTATGCATATGAAAGTATGTTTGCACTTTGTACTAGTCTTACATCTGCACCAGAATTACCAGCTACAACATTAGCATTTGAATGTTATTTAAATATGTTTGAATATTGTTTTTCATTGACAACTGCACCTGCTTTGCCTGCTACAACATTGGCAGAGGGCTGTTATAGTGGGATGTTTAGATATTGTCATTCATTAGTTAATGCACCTGCTTTGCCTGCTACAACATTGGCAGAGGGCTGTTATGCATCTATGTTCTTCCAATGTCAATCATTAGTTAATGCACCTGCTTTGCCTGCAACTACATTAGCTATAGCATGTTATGAAAGTATGTTCCATGAATGTACATCATTAGTTAATGCACCTGCTTTGCCTGCAACTACATTAACTGATTGGTGTTATAGTCAGATGTTCGACTCATGCTACCGATTAGTTAATGCCCCCGATTTACCAGCTACAACATTAGTACGGTTGTGTTATCAATCTATGTTTAGTAATTGTAATTTATTGAATAACATCAAATGTTTAGCTACAAATATTGATGCATATGGAGCTACAAGAGGTTGGATGTATGGAGTTTCAGAAACAGGTACATTTATTAAAGATTCAAATGCAACATGGTCATCTAGTGGAGATGGTATACCAACAGGTTGGACAGTAGTAGATATATAATTTAATGTACTATAATGAAATGTAGACATTCATAATGTACTATAATGAAATGTAGACATTCATAATGTACTATAATGAAATGTAGACATTCATAATGTACTATATTATATTAAAATAAACTAAATAGAAAAAGTGGACTCAAAACACAAAGAAAATATCCAATATACCACTGCTATCGTATTCTTATTTTCAGGTATAGTAATGTGTTTCTTATCATTCTTCATGAATGAATATGATGTAGGCAATGGTGCATTGACTTATTTGGGTGAAGCCACTGCATTTTGTGCTGGTGTATTCTCTATCAACTTATATGTTCGTAAGAAGATATCTGAAGCAGAAATGCGCATCAATAGCAGAATGGACAAAAAGATGCACCAAGTGGATGAGTCAATAACAGATAATGAAAATCCTTAACCGTGTTAAGGTAAGTCAAAATAATTTTCTTTCTATATAAAAAAAGGACAACTTAATTGTTGTCCTTTTTGTATTGTTCTATGTAGTTTTTCCACCATTTTACATCATCATTACTTATTTCCTTAGTTAATTCTTCTTTAGCTTGATATGATTCATCTATTGGTAATGGGAAGAACTCATCTGCTGTCATGTTCTTTTTCTTTAGATACGGCTTCAATGAGCAAAGCATTATCTGTCTTGTCTGAGCCCATGAAGCAGCTTCAGCAAAATCAAGCCATTTAGTCATTATCTGCAAGTCGGGAACTTGCATGTCATTCATAAAATAATCATGTGTCGCAAGTTTGTGATATATGACTAATGACTTATACAGCTCAGAGAAAATTAGTTGGTCTTTTTTTTACTTGGCACTTTTTCTTTCTTTGGTTCTTCTATTGAGCTAAGTACTTCATACTGAGCTTTCATTACTTCAATGAACCAGTTAGCAAAGTCAATCAATGCTTTGTCACCACCATTATTGTCTACTGCATCAAGAAAATCGAGCATGGATAAGACTGGTTTCTTGTTTTTCTGTAATGTAGCAATTACTACACAATAGAATAATATTACAATGTCATTAGGTGTCAAGTTAGAAAAATCAATTGTATGACCTTGTATCTGCTCAAAATAGATATTCACTCTAAAAGAATACTGTAATTCAAACTCTTCTTCATTAATCTTAAATTTCATAGTTTAGGCTTATATATTTTGAAGTATATATAAATATAGTAAACTTTTACAATTACTATTTTATTAAAAATAAACAATGATTAAACTTTATGGCAAATCGTGTGGCAGTAGAAGTTTCTGCAAATGTTGAAAGTTTTAAAGAAGGTATGAATCAGGCATCAGATTCAGCAAAGAAGTACGAAACAGAAACTCGTAAGGTAGCAGACGCACAAGTAAATCTAATGAAAGAACTTAAAGCTGCAAAGAGAGAAGTACAGAATCTTGCGGCTGGATACGCAAAGTTAGATGATGAAGCAAAGAAGTCTGCTTTTGGACAAGAAATAGCTAAGCAATTGAAGATCGCAAAAGAGAAAGCAGCAGAATATATAGACTTACAAGGCGATTTAAATCGTGAGTTACAGAACATGGCATCAGACACCGCAACATTTGATACTTTAGCTGAAGGACTATCAGCATTAGGTAGTACAATGAGTGCTGTTACTGGTACTATTGGCATATTCACAGATGACACAAAGACAATGACAAAAGCGGTAACATATTTTACTACAGCCGAGTCAATTGCATCAGCAGCAATAAAAGTAAAGAATTTATTGCAGAAAGAAAGTGCATTAATGCTTGGTATAAGTAAAGTACAACAGTTAGCTGCAACTGCTGCTGTTGAGTTAGATACTATAGCTAAAGGAAAGAATGCAGTTGCGACAGCAGCAGCAACAATTGCCCAGAAAGCATTGAATGCAGCAGCAAAAGCAAATCCTTATGTATTGCTTGCAACTGCTATCATAGGTGTAGTTACTGCATTAGCTCCATTCATATTATCATCTGATGATGCAGAATCAAAACAAAGAGCATTAAATAAAAGAATAGAAGAAGGAACTAAAAGATTTGAAGATTTTTCAAATGCTATATACAAAGCTAATTTAGACTTAGTTGAATTTTATAAAACAACTGGACAAAATGATGATATAATAAACAAAGCTAAATTAGATGCAGAAATAACTAGATTAAATGATTTAGTAAATGAATATAATAATCTTAAGAAAGAGAAAGGTGAATCATCTGAAGATTTTATAAAACGTGCTGATGAAGAATTAAAGAAAATAGATGCACAGCAAAAAAAGGTTAATGATTTAAAAGCTAGTATAGATAATGCAAAATTAGCAACACAATATTTAAAAGATAATTGGGATAAGTTCAATACAGAGAAACAAATCAATGCAGCTATTTCAGCATTACGTAATCTTAGAAGCGAGTATGTACAGGGTTCTAAAGAATACAATGAAATGACACGTAGAATTGAAATACTTCAAAAGAAAATAAATCCTAAAAAGAACACAAACTCTACAGGCAATAAGACAACTGACATACCAACTACAGCAGGATCTATTGCTGCATTGGAGAAAGAAATTTCTGACTTACAAGAACGTGCAAAGAAAGGAGCATTACCACCAGAACTTAATGATCCAGCAAAATATTCTGCTAAGTTAAAGCAATTGCAGAGACAGCTTAAAGACTTAAAAATAAAATGGAATTTTGAAAAGCCAGAGACAAAACTTAAGCAATTGCAAGATGAAGTAGACAAATCTAAGAAAACATTTATATTAGCTGTTGACACAAATGATAGACAAGCTCAAGAAGCAGCATACAAAGCATATCAGGCTGCACAGAAAAAATTGAATGAATATGAGTTGTCTATTAAGCTTGTGCCTGAACCAAGTGACTCAGAAATAAGAAAACAAGCAGAAGAAATACAAAAAACAGTAAAAGATGCATTGCATCCAAACGTTGAGCTAAGTAGTACATTTAACTTTTCCGGCTTAGACAACTTCAAGAAGTTAGAGCAATTCAAGAAACCCGCTGATGAAGTAGTCAAGGCAATGGAACGTATAGAGAACGCAAGAAAAGAACTCACATCAATAATGAATTCTGAAGGCGCAACTGATACACAGATTGCTACAGCACAGCAGGGATTAGAAGAATTAACAAATGAATATGACAAGCTAAAAGAAAACGCATCAGTATACCAGACATTAAGTGATGAAGCAAACAAAGTAATTGAAAAGAACAAGAAATTGTCTGATACTTACAGTGACATAGCAGATGCATGTGCTTCTGTAGGTGATGCATTCTCTTCATTATCAAAGTTATCAGACAATGATCCAGCATTGAATATAATGGGCATAGTGGCACGTGCTGTGGCTCAAATGTTTGCTGGATATGCTACAGCAACTGCACAAGCAGCAACAATGGGTCCTTGGGCATGGGCTGCATTCGCAGCAACAGGATTAGCTCAGACATTAGCTATAGTAGAACAGATAAAGCAAGCAGCACAGTATGCTGATGGTGGTATAGTAAATGGTAGCTCATACTCAGGTGACAGAATATTAGCAAGAGTAAATTCTGGTGAGATGATATTGAATAATAGACAGCAAGGCAATTTGTTCAATTTGCTTGATGGTGATGTAATGCCACAAAGAGGTGGAACTAATGTAACAGTACAAGGTGTAATTAGAGGTACAGACTTATTGCTTGTACAGAAGAACACAAACAAAGTAAGATCTAAGTCAGGAACACAAATATATTTCTAATTATATATGATTTATATAGGAACATTTAATGATTTTGATAATAGTAATACATATAAAGTAACAATTAATGCAGGTGGTGGTGTAACAAAGACTTTTGAAGAACTCGATATTCATTTCTCACCAGATCCTGTGCATATTACTTGCGAAAGATCTGACTTGACTCAATTGATTATGATATCTCAATGTCAAATAAAATTTAAGTCAAAAGATACAAGTTTGCCTAATTTGTTACTTGCAAACACAAATAGAAGTATATCTGTAACCATAGAAAGAACAACACCAAACAATACAGCTGTGTTGTTCTACGGTTATGTAGATCCATTACAGTTCAATCAAGGATTTGCATATAACTATGAAGAAATTACATTGAATTGTACTGATCCACTTGGGGCATTAGAGGATTTATATATACAAGATACAAGTGTCAATGAAAGTGATAGTATGCCTATGATGAACTTCATAAATGCAATATTTAATAAAATATTTGAAAACGACACAGACAAATTCAGTGGTATAAAGACATTCATATCAAATGAAATTAATCCTAATGATATTAAAGCTAATGCAAGTATATTCTATGGTAAAGATAAAGATGATAGAATGAACTTGTATGATACTTTAATGGAATTATTGAAGTATCTTGGATGTACTGTTGCATATGAACCTCAAAGTGGTGTAATTCATATGTTCAACTTATATAATGTAAGTAACAGCGATGATGAACACAAAACATGGTTTGATGCTAAAGAAGATGCAATGGATGACTCAGGTACTATATCATATGATGAAGCATATAATAGAATTACATTGACTTGTAAAATTGAACCAGTAGAGGATGAAATAAAATTGATAGATGATGAATTAATGTATTCTGATTATACAAACTATCAGAAATATATGACTGAACTTGTTTCTGCTGGTGAAGGTACTTCTGCATATAACGGTTTCCAAGATCTATTACTTACAGAAGAAACAGGATATGATGCAGGATATTCAATAGATCATTTCTGCTATGTTAAGCGAAGCACAGCATGGTCATTCGGTTCTAATAGTTATATAACTGCAATGGGTGGAACTGAAGGTGACAGCCAAAATAGAATGACAGGCGACCAAAGCGATGTGCTTAGATGGCTTAAGAACAACCCATGTAAAGCAGCATTTGTTTCATTTGGTAAAGGCAATAAACTAAACTATAAAGACAATTCACCAATAAACAACATACCAATGACTGACTATTTGGTTATTTCAATATGTGGTCATAATGATCATGGACAATATGGTCATAATACAACAATGTTCAACCAAATACAGAACAATGCACCTATATGCAAATATACAGGTTTCCAATCATTAAATCTTACTCCAGCAGATGATACAATAACTAATTATATTGTCATTAGTGGTAAGATGATATTGAACCCATTACAGAGAAAAACTGGTCCAAAATGGGATAAAGATGCAAACTGGCCGGGTGGTGACTTACCAAGCAACTTATATAATGCATCAACCAATACATATCAAGATGCTTTAGCTGCATTATCACGATTTGAAAGCTACTATACTGGTCAAATTCCTTCAACATGGCATAAGACAGTATCTCATCCAGACAATGGTGATGGTGCTTATTATCAGCAAAAATGGTGGAATTGTTCAGATCCAAGAAACCCAGTATATACAGTATCAAATGACACAGGTATTTTTGGATTCTTAGACAACAAAGAAAATGAAATGCTTAAATATTCATGGACATCATACAGTGGCTATAGTGGAGATGAAACAGACGTTATTTCAAAATTGCCGATATTAGCATGTCAGTTGAAAGTAGGCAACAAATGGTGCGTTGAAAGATTAGATCTAGGTGCAGAAGGACAAGGTGTGTTTGAATGGTATACTGAAGAAGAATGGAAAACAAAAACACAATTATACAAAAAAGGATATGATAAGCCATATTTTACAATTGGTATTAATCCAAAAACAGATGACAAAATAGTTGGTCATTCATATTCAATTCAGAACAACATATCATATACAATGAATGTAGATGGTACAGGTACAGCTATTCCTATTAAGATGTCAGACAAATTGAATGGTGTTCCTGAGTTTTCAATTTTAGGGCCAATTAACCAGATGTGGAATGAAATCGAAAGAATACACCCATCATTCTGGAGACATACAGATTGGAGAGATCATAAGTTCTGGACACTCGAATTGCTTGACTCTATTCTTATTTCAGACTTGAAAATCGAGTTGAAGTCAAATAATGCTAATATGAGCAGTAAGAAGACAACAGCAGATAATGACTTGATGTATTATTCTGATGAAAATATTTTCTATACAGAGAAATTAGAAAATAATATTAATATATGTACACCTCTTACAATGAGTCAATGCGAACAAAAAGGAATAAAATATCAACAGTCTAATTCATATGTTCTTAAGACTAATGATGAACCTTTCTATGGTTGGGGTGATAGTAAAATAAAACCTGAAGAACTATACATTGACTATTTATACAGACAATACTGTAGACCTGCACAGATAATTGAGTTTAATGTAGACAATGGATGGGCATTTGGTACAGAAACATCACACAATTCTTACTTCGGATTTAGCACGATATTGTCACAATATACTATCCAGATGCAATATCCGGGGTTAGCATCAAATAGATACTACTGCATGTCAATGGATTGGTCAATTAAGAACAAAGAAAACAACATGAAGGTAAGAGAAGTATTAACATACACTAATCCATTTTCATAAAGAACTATTTTATAATAAAAATACAAAGTAATATATGGCAACAATACACGTAGATTCAACTGCCGTATCTCATAACAAAGGAAATGGTGGTAGTGGAGTTACATATTTAATGGGTGGTGGTACTAAATCAGGTACATATAATAGTGTAAATGTACAAAGTATCAATGCTGTACAAGGCAATATTGATTATCTAAAAACAAAATCAGTTTCAGCTAATGACATTGATACTGTATATTTATCAGCCACAGATGGTGTAATACAGAAGATAGTTGGTAATGAATTGAAGTATAATCAAGGTTATATTAGTGCATTTAACGCAGACACAATTGAAGCAAACAAACTTAAAGTAACTGATATTGATGCTTTGAATGCATGGATTGAAACATTTAACTCAAAGAGCATTACAACAGAAAATCTTACAGTAACAAAGCAAGCACATTTCTTTGAACTTATTATTGACAAGATACGTTCTGTTGGTGGACAATTGATTATTACACCTGCTTCTTGTGTTGTAGACTATGTATATGGTCATACAGCAGGCGGAGACTATGTAGTACCAACTCCAGAAAACTATAATAGCATAGATTATTTTGAAGTATTTTGGAGATCTACAGACGAAGCTACCAATAGAGATATTAGTAATGACTTTAAATTAAATGACCAAGTAATCTGTCAGTCTTTCAATAATGCACATGAAGGTACAAGCTATAATATATCAAATAAATATTATTGGAGATTAGTAACGGGTTTTTTAGATGATACCTGGATTAACTTGACTACTGGTGCAAGATCTACTATACAACAGAATCCATCTATCAATTCATTCGAAGTTGTAATGTATAAGACAATATCAACATTGAATGGAAATGACTATGATAATGGAATTGAATGGAGTTGTGCATCCCAGACAATACAAGGAATACAGACTAACGTTTCATGGACAGACGGAACATTAGGAGAGAATGAAGTTGTTCATGGTATATTCGATAGTGCAAGTCAATTATACGGAATACAGATAACACCCGCTACAGAAGGAGACAATTATCCTGTAACAACAAAGTTTACATTGAACATTAGACAAAAAGTAGGTGTTTCATATATTGTTCCAAATAAGATAAATATTGGCATTTATTTTACTGATGATACTTTTAAGATATATAATGATGTTGCTCTTGATGCTAATGGTGACGTATTATTTGAACTGCCTGATGCTAATGCAGCAATTGAAGCAATAGTAATAGTTTCTACAGCAGATGTAGACTGGCATCTTTGTCATGGTATGAAATTGTCTAATATAAGTGGAGAAAGTGATGATAAAGACAGTGCTGGTCATATTGAAAGTGAAGAAAAATACAAATACAGTTCAATACCAACAGCTGGTGATAATTTAGTACAATTAGGTTATAGAGGATCTGATGATGCAAATAGACAATCAGCAATTATCATATCTGCATATAAGACACCTGACCAAGGTGGAACTTATAATGGTGTGCATTATGCTCCTGTCGTTTCACCTTCATATGCTCAATATATGGGTATTAATGACTTCAATTTGTTCACTCACAGAGGAACATATATTGATGCAACAGGTGGTTATTTCAAGGGGAATCTTGTATCATCTAATGGTACAATTTATGATATAGACAATGATATAGTAAACAAAGACTTCTATAAGATTGTTACTGACTACAATGTAATTACTATTGAAGATGGAACAGTTACACCTGAATATCTATCAGTTAGTTTCTTATCATCAAATAGTGATAACTTAATAACTACTGTTCCTGCAAATTGTATATTCCAATACAGCATAAATGGTGGGACTGCTATAACAATTGCGTCTGGGCAGACAGTTTCAATTGATATTTCTGGAATGACAGCAGGACAGAATATCGTAATGTATCTTAAAGAATACACAGATAATGAGATAGGTAAATTATATGATACAGTAAAGATGACTGTTACTGAGGTAACAAGTCAGCCCGGTGATGCAGGTAGAAATGGTCAATATCACCAATGGGCATATAAGAATGCAATAACTGGACCAAGTGCTCCAACACCATCTGATGCAACATATCCACCATCAGGATGGTATGCAACTGCATCTACTCCAGATTTTGAGCATGGAGAATATACATGGTGTACAGATAGAAAAGTAACATTCGACTCAAACAATAATCCTGTCTGGGATAACTGGTGTACACCATATCGTATTACAGGCGATGATGGTAAAGAAGGTACAGACGGTAAATATACTGAATTTGTATATAAGCATACAACTGGACCATGGTCTCCAACAGGACAAGACAATCCATCAAATTGGAACTCTAGTTCAGCAGCAGATAGCCGTGGTAAAACATTTGATGATCCTGACTATATAGGTCCTGTAAGTGCTGGATGGTCAGACAACCCACAAGGTGTAGGCACAATTGATGGTACATTCTATAAATACGAATATCAAGCACAACGTAGATTCAACGGTACAGGATTTGACACATTTACTGAACCTAAGATTTGGTCTAGTTTTGGCGAGAAAGGACAAGATGGTGACGGATATGAATATATATTCTGTCGTAATGATAGTGAAGATGGTCCATCAGGAGCAGCAGATCCAACAACATGGGGTCCTTCATCAGCAGCAGACATAAACGGTCATACTTGGACAGATGATGATTATCTTGGACCTTCAGGAACAAATTGGACTGATGAACCACAAGGTGTTGAAAGTGTTGCAGGACATAAGAAAGAATGGGTTTCAACTCGTAAGAAAACTGGTGGTTCATGGTTGTCATTTAGTTCTTCTGCATTATGGGCGCAATATGTACCACCTGGCTCACAAGGTCAGAATGGTCAATATAGTCAATGGGCATATAAGAATGCAGTAACTGAACCAAGCACACCAACATCAGATAGTACATATCCACCTTCAGGCTGGACATCAGAACCATCTACTCCTGATTTTGAAAATGGAGAATATACATGGGAAACTGTAAGAACAATATCATTTGACATAAACAATAATCCTGTTTATGGAAACTGGTGTACTCCTTATCGTATTACAGGTGACAATGGTAGAGCTGGTGAAGACGGTAAATATACTGAATATGTATATAAGCATACAACTGGACCATGGTCTCCAACAGGACAAGATAATCCATCAAATTGGAACTCTAGTTCAGCAGCAGACAGTCGTGGTAAAACATTTAATGATCCTGACTATATAGGTCCTGCAGGTGCTGGATGGACAGACAACCCAGAAGGTGTTAGTTCAACATATCCTTATGAATATATGTCATCACGTAGATTCAATGGCACAAGTTTCGATTCATTTACTGAACCTAAAATTTGGTCTAGCTTTGGTGTAAAGGGTCGCGATGGTGATGGATATGAATACATATTCAAGACATTTGCACAAGAGCAGACTTGGGGTAACAATAATTCAAATCCTGCTTATTGGACAGCAAATAAAAATGATGAATATTATGGACCAACAGGATATGAATGGTCAGATGATCCTTTGACATTAGATGAAACAAGCAATAAGTTTGAATATGTTTCTGTTCGTAAGAAGAAATATGATGCTACACAAGATAAAGCTATATGGAGCAAGTTCTCAACTCCAGAAATATGGGCTATGTATGGTGGTCAAGGACCACAAGGACCTACTGGACCACAAGGACCTACTGGACCTGCAGGTGGAACACAAGACCAATATTATCTTGTTCCATTGACTGAAACATTTGAAGTTCGTATTGATGCTGACCAAGTTGGTGCTGAAGCATACGAGAATATTCATGGTGTATTATATACTAAACTTGAATATGGTATAGCACATAAAAATGGAACAAATACTAGATATCTTTCAATTAATGAAATAAATTCATATAAACTTCAAGTAATTGCAAATTGTAGTGCATCTGGTGATAAAGTGGTTAAGTTTACACAAACTAGTCGTGGTTCAGCATATTTGAATAAAGACAATACTTTATCCTCATTAATAGGAGCACTTAAGTTTGAATCTTCAAACTTACTTGAAAAAATCTGGCCTAATAATTCATCAGCAGAATATCGTGACTTTTATAAATTGCATACATCTGGTAATATAAATAGAGCACCAATTCAATTGAATGTTGCTTTACTTAATGCTAATGACGTACAACTTGACCAAGATTGCGTTGATTTGACATTCAAAGCAAGTCATTTGTTTAGTGTAAGTGATACTGCATTGAATAGTATATATCAAGGATTAAGTGGTAAAACTGGTCCATATACACAGACAGGTTTCTCATCTATTAGACAGACATGGGATAATATCAACTTAAGTGTAAACAACTTACAATATGCAAATAGTGGTGAATTACAAAATGATTCTGACATAGAGCAATTTATTTATAGACGTACTGATACAAATTCTGCTCCAAATACACCTTCATCTGGAATATGGGAGACAATGCCAATCGGTTGGTATGGTAAAGCAGCATATGATTCTAATGCTAAGCCAACTCAGGCATATCCTTATACTTGGATATGTCGTCGTACTCGTACAATTAGTATTGCTGATGATGGAACTATGTCATACGGTACTCCAACATCATGGTCAACTCCTGAATTATTTGACAAATATGGTGTTTCAAAAAGAGGAGTAGTAAATACAGCTCAATTGGATATTGCAGCAGACCAAATTGCATTGAACGTATATCAAGAAACAGATGAAGGTCTTAAGAAGACAGGCATTGACATTACTAATGGACAAATCAATCTGAACTCAGACAATACTAATGTAAACGGTACTCTTAACATATATAATCCAAACTGCGGATTCCAAGTATGGGATGCAGCAAAAACAAGTACTGTACAGATTAGAAATGACAAGATGGGTCAGATTAAAGACTATCAGTTTACTGGTTCTAAATCATTTACAGATGTAGTTACAGGCAATAAATCTTCTTCAAGTTCAAGTTCACCGTTTACTGTAGAATTTAATAAAGTAGCTATTGGTACATTTAGCAGTGATGTTCCTTGTAAAGTACAAAATTTGATATTTACTGGAATATCGAATACAAATAATAATACCAAGTTAATCGATGTTGGACCAAATAGAACTATTACAAAAATATATTGGAAAGTACAAATTCTTAATAGTAGCAATGATGTTAGATTAACTAAAGAATATACATTCGATACTTGGTCTACGATAACTAGAAACTTCTATGGTTATCCATTTAATGCTGATTTAGAGTATACACCATCAACAACTGAAGCATTATATGTTAAGTCTACAATGTCATTCTGGACACAAGGAGCTGGAAATAATGCTGGAGATTACGAAACATCCTATACATTTGATACATATGTACAATTAGATGGTGCTCAAAGAATATCTGTAGATGGCGCAATATTTACTTCAGGAAATAGTGGATATAACTATGAATATACATGGTGGGGCGAGTATAAGAATCCGGGGCGAGACGATGATTATGCATTCCTTGTAAGAAACAGACGTCATAACTTCAAAGTTACACCAATTGGAATCATGCGTACAATGATGCTTAATGGTGATATTCCAGGTGCTAGTGAAGATGCTGCATGGTTAGTAAATGACCGATTAACTGGTGATAATGCAGGGGCTGCTAAATGGTGTGACATAAGTTCTTGTGTTCCTGTACTTAATACATCAGGTTCTACATTCAATTTGTCAGCATCTACAACAAATGGTACACCTACAATTGCACAGGTTGGTCTTATATGTAATGTCGGTTCATCTGATATGACAATTAATTTACCTGACCCAAGCTATTGGCCTGGCAAGAAAATATTGTTCAAAGGCATTCCAAAAGGAATAAGATTTACTTGTGATAATACAAATAAATTTGTTCCTGGTAATAATGGAAGTGGTATTAATTCTATACCAGAAAGTGGATATACAGATGATACAGGATGCTTGATAAGTAACGGTTCTTATTGGATACATTTCAATTCAAATTAATATGTAACATTTTGTTAAAAAATCACTGCTATGTGAAAATATCTTACATAATGTGAATAAGTCTTAAAAAAAGTTTGTAGTTTTGCAATGTCTAAAGGACAAAACAGAATTTACAAACTTTTTAAATTTTACAATTATGAAAAAGAATGAAGTTAAGAACGAGAACATGAACGTAGTAGAGAACAACATGACGGCTGAAGAGATGCAGCAGTTCATCAAGGAGAACGAGAGTATCATCCCTGCTTGCCAGAAAAAGAAGTACAATGCACTTGATGATGCAGGTAAGGTTGCTAAGATTAACTTCTACTATGACTTGAAGAAGATGCGTGAGGATGCCCGTATAAAGAACTCCGTGCCTAACAAGGTGAAGGACTTGTTTGAATCTAAGCATGGCACAGTAGAGGATGCGAAGGCAGTCATGAAGTTCTGCCAGGAGTTCATCGATGGTTTCAAGCAGAGAGAGATTGAGAAACTTGATGCAGAGATAGCAAAGCTGCAAGCAATGAAAGAAACATTAAGATAATTTACGCGCGGCAGGTTCTTTTCGGTTATTGTCTGACCATTGAATTCATCCTGCATTATCAAAAAAGATTGAATGAGGAAGCAAATAGGGGGCTATTAATTAGCTCCCTTTTTTAATCTCTGATGATATACTAATTGAACTTCGTAAATATTTAACTTACTTAATAAATCAATGATGTTAAAATTTTAAAATTTTGGTTGGGATTTGGATATCTCAACCAAAAATTTCTTATCTTTGCAGAATGAATTTCTAAAAATTGAATGTTATGAAGAAATATGATGTAACTGTTCATTTCAAGTATGACCCTGAAGATGAACACAGTGAAGACTTTGAGTTGGAGACTGATGACATGGACTCTGCTAAACAGTTCATTAAAGAACGTGATGACTTCGATAGTATTAATTATTTTGTCATCGAGACACAAGAAGATGAAAAAGAATATGATTATTATAATTCATCAGAAGAACCCGATTTTGTTGACTATAACTAAATATTTAAACCATGATATATGTTTTTGAAAAGGAATTAAGTTATTCTTTCCGTTGTCAAGTTGAAGCAGATTCTTTTGAAGAAGCAAAAGAGCAGTTAGAAGATCTTGAATGGGAAGAAGATGATGGTGGTGAAGCAATGCTTGTTTCAAGTAGATGCAAAGTCTATGAAGATGAAGAAGCATTTGAAGACTTTGATGAAAAAGAAGAATTAGAGTGGGAACCATAAATAATATATATATGACATTATTAGAAGCATTAAACAAGTTCAGTATTGAGAACTTAGATACAACTGAGTTAATTTATGACAGTGAAGAATGGGCTAAAGGTTATTTCTTCGACAACTTAAAAGCATTAATTTCTAAAGAAGACTACGAATTGCTTGAAACAAGAAATTTTGATGACAAACTGTATGAAGAAATTAATGAGAGTGATGCAGAAGTATTTGTTGACTGTCCACTTTACATGATAATTGCTGCTGCTTGGTTGGCTTCACAACAAATCAATTATGCAGAAGTCGATGAAGACCAAATGGATTCATTATATAAAGATATGCATCATTATGAGATTTGTTTTGCTGAACCAAAATATAAGTTTGAGTTTGAAACAGATATTGACTTGACATAAATATAGCTAGAAGATGAACTGGATAGTCTAGATGTTCCTCTAGCATCATCGAAGTGCTTAGATTATAAAACTATATGCTGAGAAATAAGATGATGCTAGAGGAATGTTTTTTATCTTAAATTTTCCGTGTAACAAATATGGAAACGATAATTGTGTACCGCTTTTCTAAAAATAACACAAGAAATATTTTTCTGGTATTTATATTTTTTGTAATTTTGCAACATAAAGACTTATAATATGAGCAAAATTATGAAAGCAATTATTCTAGCACGTGTCAGTACAGAAAATCAGTCGCTCGATTCACAGATAGAAAAACTGATTAGTGAAGCAAAACGTTTTGGATATGATGAAGACAACATAACCATCATATCAGCTAAAGAATCTGGTGTTAAGCTGGATATTGAAGAACGTCAGACAATACAACAGATGAAAGACTGTATTGAGACTGGACAATATAATATGGTATTGATATGGGAGGTCTCTCGATTAGCTAGAAGACCAAAAGTACTATATGAAGTTCGTGAATATCTTATTGAGCATCATGTGAACCTTCATTGTATGACACCACAGTTCACAATGCTTAAAGATGATTTCACGATAGACCCGACTGCATCAATTGTATTTGCCCTGTTCGGAACAATGGCCGAAGAAGAAGCAAGACTATCTAAGCAGAGAATGATGCGTGGAAGAATTGCAAAAAGAGAACAAGGCAAGTTCATTGGTGGTAATCTGCTTTTTGGCTATACATATGATACTGAGACAGACAAGATACATATCAATGAAAATGAAAGACCTACTGTAATAGAGATTTTCGAGAGATATACACAGAAAGAATCTATAAGGTCGATAGCTAAAGACCTTATGGATAGGGGACAGTTAAGATATGATGACTATGCTACTGCTTGTGTGATGTTAAGACGTATGATAAGAAGATCCGAATATGCTGGAATAAAACAGAACACTTATGACTATCCAGCTATCATATCACAAGACCTATATTATAAGGTACGTGCGCGAGCAGAATCTAAAAACAAATACAAGACAAGAGTCTCGGAAATATACTATCTGCAAGGAATCATACACTTAAAGAGAAATGGAATGCTGATGTCTCCGTCTAAACATGCAGTACAATACAGAGGATGGGATGAACGAACAAATTCAGGAACGATGATTAACATGAGCTACATTGATAGTCTTGCCATATATTTTACGAAACTATACAAGCAGAGAGCAAGTGGGCCAGAAAGGATTAAAATGATAGATAGCATCTTGAAACAGATGATGTACAACAATCAAAGACAGCAGAACTGCATTGTAGAGCATCAAGAAGTGGAAGCAACTATCGAGCGTATAAATGAACGTGTCGTAAAAGGCAAGATGAGCGAAGAGCAGGGTGACAGATTAATTGAAGAGCAACAGGACAAGCTGAGAGAATTAGATAATATGATGATTAAGTGCAGTGAGAACACAAAGCAGTATGAATCCCAAATTGATGCACTTAAATCAAATAGTATTGAAGACATTGATAAAATGAATGATGAACAGAAACAGCGAATCATCAGAGAATGCATCAAGTCAGTGTATGTAGATATTGATGGGGTTACAAATCATGGAAAAATAATTGAGATAAACATGATAGATGACATTAAGCACACTATTCATATGACTAAGAAGGGAAACGACTTCATTACTAATATTGTATTGAAAGACAAAGAAAAGCCGTTAAATGACTTACAAATAACGGCTAGATTCATAAGGAAAAAGAAACGTTAATTTAATTAAAAAATATTAAATTTTGTTATTAACTTCTTTCCATGCAGCATATGCTTCATCTGATGCAAATTTCATATTAGCAATCATCATTGTGAGTTCGTCACGTCTCTTTATAGCCATATTTAATTCCATCCAATACATAATCATTGCTCTTTCAGAATTTGTCTCAATAAGCTTAGGTGTAATTTCGTACTTTGAAAGTTCAAAAGGAGAATCAATATAAATTTCTTTGTCATCAATAAGCAGCATCTTGTCAATTGAACGAACATGTTCAATAGGGGTCTGATTCTGGATCATTTCAACATCATTTGTTGCATTCTCTAGTTCTTTGTACAGACGAATAAATGTTTCTTTGTAGTTCATATTCATAATCATTTGTTGTTTGTTATTATTATAAATTATCATCCTGTGTATTGAATACTGTACATACATATTCGCTAAGAAGATCTTGAGCATTCATCACGTTAAGCCATGCCATTGCAGTTGCATTGTTGCTAAAACGTTTGATAAAATTGATTTTATCCTCCATAGTTGATATCTTAATAAGGGACCAATTACCAAACCTATCGCGTTCATACATTTCGTCCATTTCAGAATCAAGCTTTACGCTGTTAAAATATTCACGTGCAACATTGAGTTCATTACTGAGCTGTACATAACGCTTTGTCTTTTCAATTTCAAACAGAGTGTTGATAATTTTCTTTTCCATATTCATTTTTGTTGTTTGTTTATTATTTAATTAATTACAATTATAATATAGTACGAACTATTTATTATTTCAATATTATATATAAATTATTAGCTATTTTAACAGATTTTAATATTTTTCTTGAATTTTTTCTTGAAAAGTGTTATTTTCTTATAAAGAAGTACTATTATTAATTATATAAATTAAAAATTATAATAAATAAATAATATAAGAAAACTATGAGAAGAAAAGAAAACAACAACTTAGTAGCAATTAGATACAATGATGGAAATATGTTATATTTTACTTCTACTAATCGTGCTGCAATGAAATTAGGAATTGCTGCTGCATCTGTAAAATGGGCAATAGATCACAACAATGTATTGACAGACTATGAAGGCAAAGTGTTTACTATTGGAATTGTAGACGGTAGTGAAATACCTTATAAATTAATCAATAACTAATAAAAACATTTAAATTTAATATTATGAAAGAAAACAAAATTTTTGATGGAATAACATTTGTACATTCAGTTGATGATATTAAAAGGAGAACAGACTATCTTACTCCATTATTTAAAAAAATTCAAGGAGAAGATTATGAACCGACAGATGAAGAATTATGGGATTTACAAATTAAAGTAGCAGAATTTAAAGACAAATTTATATATGTACATTCTCTCACAGACTATGATATTTATTTATTTTATAATAATGTAGATAAAGAAGGCAACTATATTTGGACATATGATTTTAACCATGATATTTGCTATGAAGACAATAATGGTGTAATTAATAAATTAGAAAAACTTAATGCACCTAAAGAGTTTATCAAAAAATTTTTAGATACATATTATAATATACTGTATAGTAAAGATATATTATGACTAATACTATAGAAACTGATTTAGATATATTATGATTAAGTGAATGTAAATTATATGAAGTAAAAGACAATATATCATTCATTAGAGATACTCCAATAATTGTGTATAAAGCATTATTAGATGCTATTAGAAAAAATGATGATGGAGAACATTTAATAAACAGATTATTGCCAAAATGCTTACTTGATTTTGATAATAATATTGAATATTATACAGATGACAAAATTAATGATGAATTTATTAAAAATATAAAATTATAAATATGGAAGAAAAATATGTTTATCTTCGAGAAATATTTGAACTTGACGAAGATAAAAAAAGAGAAATAATATGGAATAATATTAGATTTCTTAAAAAACAAAGTGCAGAAGAGAAAAAGATTGAAAAGGAAAAAGAAAAACAAAAGAAAGAAAAAACAAGACGTATAAAAATACCTTTGAATTATTGTTATGATTATAATGAAATAACAATAGATGATAATATTGAATATATAAATTTTTATAATACAAGAATTGATGGACATGACTACATTTTTGATATATATAAGACAACAGATAACAAGTTTTATGTTAAAATTGTAGATATATCTGATGGAAATTATAAAAAGGTTGATTTTAACGAATTTAAGAAGAAAAATGCACAACCATCTTTATTTGACTTCTTTAATATATAAATTTATTGATACTTAATTATTATGAGATATGAAAACTTAAAACTTGATAAAATATTTTCATATGAAACAAAAACTAATGAAATAAAAGATATTTGTAAATATATACAAGATACATTTATAAAAGAAAACGGATATACTTCAATACCTAAACAATATTATTCTTTCTTATATAAATTGCTTTCATATAGAAAATTTGATGAGCGTGGTAATTATAAAGAAGGTGATATTAAAACTTTCTTTGTTGGTAAAGATGCATATAATCATAACAGTATTATGTTCTATGACAATAATAATAATTGTAATTGTATTGGATATGTACATGCATTAGAACAATTTCAAAAGGAGAAAAACATACAGTGGGAATATGAACTTAGTTGTGTATTAGGAGTATTACGAAATATTGCATTAGTTGCTGCTGATAAGATAAGGAACAAAGTTATATTTCCTGTTAAAAGTGAGATAAGTGGTAAGTTAATATATGATAAGAAAGACTTGCATATAGATCATTTTAATAAAGATTTTTCTGAGGTTGCATATAATTGGATATATATTATTAAAAAACAAAGAGAGAAAAATTTTGGAAAATTAGATGATACCATACATTTCTTATATGGATTAATAGATAAAGACAAAAAGTATTTTGATGAAGAAAAGGCACCAAAATTATCACGTTCTTTCTATGATTATCATAACAAGAACACACACCTTAGAATAGTTACAAAAACAGAAAATCTATCAAGAGAAAAGAAAAACATGCCTTGGGAATATTTGAAACTAAACGGTAAATATATTGAAGAAAGAGATGCGTAGAAATTTAATATCAAAGAAAACAGGTATTGGTGATCATATGATTGCTGATAAGATAACAAGTGCAGTATTTCCTGGAGCAGAAAAATATAATGATGTTATATCAAATGAACCAGAAATAAAATATGGTCAATGTATTAAAAATCAATATGTTACAATAGATTGGATTAAAAAGATCATATCATATGATAATTGGAAATATGTTGGTAAAGAACGTTCTTTATATGAATATTTTATTGACTGTGATAATATAAATAAGCCTAACCTAAAAAATTATCAGACTGAAGAGGAATTATATGAAATTGCAAGTGGTGATATGCAATTTGACTTTGATGATTTAACTGATGAATTGATTAAAGATATAAAACAAGCATTTATTATATGTGGTAAAAAGAATCCATGTTATCATTGGTTTGAATATAGCTGGTCTGGACATGGCTGTCATATTAGAGTATATACTAAATTATATATGAAAAATAAATTAGAATGGGGATTTTGGTATATACATCTATTAAACGGAATATTGAAATATGTAAGTGATGATAATAAACAAACTATAATTGAACATATTGACTGGAGCTGTGCTAATGTTACACGCGGATTTGCAATACCATATAATAAAGGTGGAGTATTAATGGGAGAAAAATATAATGAAAATAAAATAGTCTACATAAAAAATGAAGATGAATTAGATAATATATTCAAAAATGTTTCATTTGAATGGTATGATGAACTTTATGAATATTATACTAAAAAGTTCATTAATCCTCATAAGAAAAAACAGTTAATACAAATGGGAATAATTAATGAAGATGAAGGATTCAAATATACTTATTCAATGGAAGAAGACTGGGATTTTGATGAAAATCATCCAATGGTAGACGGAGAAACATATAATTATAACTGGAGACTATCATTAGTAACTACATTGATGGGTGTGTTTAATAAAGACAAAGATATTGTAAGAGATATATGTGCAGTAATTTATAAATACATAAGAGAATATAAAAATCATACATATAATGAAATGCTGCATAATGAACTTGAACACAAAATATTCAATAGAGCAAATTTTGATTTAGAACCAAACCATGAAATACTAAAAGAACTTTGGAATGACTGGGGATTGAAAATAGTCATTCGTAGAAAATATACATAAAAATATTATTAAAAAATAATGGAAAACAATATTAAAGATTTAACCAAGAATGTAAATGCTCGTGCAAAAGCAACAGTAAAAACAAATTGGCAAGATGCTTTAGAATTGACAAACAAAGGTACAGTTAAACCTACAGTTAATAATCATGTTTTAATATTTGAAAATTCTGAAGAGTTTAAAGATGTAACTATTAAATTTAATGAGTTAACTCAACGTATAGAAGTTAACGGAGAACCTATAAATACATTTATGAGATCTCTAATAAGATGTAAGTTTGAATCTGTATGTGGAATTCGTAATCCACAGGTCACGGATGATTTCCTAAATACTTATTCATATTTAAATAAGTACAATCCAATTATTGATTACTTGAATAGTATTAGGAACAAAAGACGTGAAGACATAAAATGTAAAGATGTATTTATCAAATGGTTCAAAGCTGAAGAAACTCCACATAAAATTGTTGAAAAAATGTCAGAAAAATGGTTTGTAAGTGGAATTAAGAGAATATTTGAACCAGGATGTGATATTGAAGGAATGATATATGTATTTGGTAAGACAGGTACAGGTAAGTCAACATTCATCAATAGATTAGCAAAGGGATTTGCTACACAATATATTGGTGATTTGGAAAATACATCGAGATTATGCGAGACAATGCTTCGTAGTTGGATCGTAAACTTTGATGAAATGAAATCTTTAGTTAAGAAAGACTCTAATACTGTAAAAGACTTCTTGACTACAAAATCTGATACTGTACGATTGGCTTATAGAACAGATGCAGAAGAGTATAAAAGACACTGCATATTCTTTGGATCTACAAACAATCCAGATATATTGAAAGACTATAGTGGAGAAATAGAAAGAAGATTTTGGCCAATTATTTCATTATTACAAGATAAAAAGTACATATTTGACAAATTTACAGATGATATTGTAGATGCAATCTGGGCAGATGCATTATATTTATATGAACAAAATAAAGATTATAACATATCTACAAGTGATTTTGATGATTTACAATTAAATGAAATGATGGAGTTGCAACGTCAATGTAAGACATATTATAATGATGATAGCGTAGATTTAATAAGAGAACTAATAAATCGTAAATATAGATTGAATAGAAATGGAGAATTTGATTCATTAGAAGACTTTAAGAAACAAGTTCAATCAACAGATTGCAATGCTAATGATACGATTTATTATATTCCTATAAGCTATATTAATGTTGTATTACAAGTAATGTATCATACAAGCAGAAAAAACAATTGGATTGCAGCTGCATTATCTGATGATTGGGTATTCAAAAAGAAAATGACTAAAAATGCAGGAAATTGTATGTGCTTAATAAGAAAAAAATATGATGATGAATTATTCTAATGTTGGAATATTCCAGACTTAAAAATTCCAATATTCCACATATTCATATAGAGTTTCCATACTTATTGGAAACTCTTTTAGTTTATAAATAAAGGATCTAGACTATATATTTCCATATTTCCAATAAATAATTAATTATTAAAATATATTATATTTTTATATAATAATACAATATATATATATACTAAGAAAAAAGATGGAAAGATAGAATATAGTTATTACTATTTTATATTAAAAGATAATATGAAAGTAGTATTAATAGATAACGGACATGGATATAACACTCCAGGCAAACAGTCACCTGATGGTACAGTAAAGGAATATCAATATAACAGAGATATAGCTATTGCAGTATACGATAGACTATTGAATGATCCAGATATACATCCTGTATTGATTACTCCTGAGATAAACGATATTAGTCTAGCTGAGCGTGTACGTAGAATAAACAAGTATGTAGCTAAATATGGTAGCAGTAATTGTATCATGGTCTCTATCCATCTTAATGCAGCAGGCAATGGACAATGGATGAAAGCACGTGGGTGGTCAGTGTGGACTACAAAAGGACAGAACATATCAGACAAATTAGCTAACGTATTCTATAATGTAGCAATACATCTATTTGGTATTGACCACTGTAGAAAGGATATGGTAGATGGAGATCCAGATTACGAGAGCAATTTCTATATAATCAAAGGAGCTAACTGCGCAGCTGTACTTACAGAAAACTTTTTTCAAGACAATAAAGAGGATGTTAAATATTTATTAAGTCCTGAAGGTTTTAATAACATAGTAGCATGCCACGTAGAGGCTGCCAAGAGATGGTTCCAAGAGAAGTAAGAGAGAAATGCTTATTTAACGGATTTTAACAGAAAAATCGGAAATTTTAACAGAAATATACCCGGGTATAGTGCTTTTTTATCATCGTTCATAACGGGAT